GTGCAGGTGACCCACACCACATTTCTTCCCCTGATCCGGCCCCGGGACGGCGAGCCAGGGGACATCGTCACGGACGACTTCGCGGCAGGGCTGACCCTCGCGTACACCTTCGGGCCGCCATACGGGGAACGCCTGGTCACGACGGCGGACCTCTCCACGCTCGGCCTCGGCCGCTGCATGCTGCGCGAACAGGCCACCAGCAACCTGGCTGCCCAGCTGGGGCGGGTGCGGCTGCACGGCGGGCCGCACGCGTTCATGCTGTCCTTCGACGGGATGGAATCCAGCCTGCTGGCGGCCGGGGACGCGCTGTGGGAACAGCTGGGTGCGTCGGTTTCGGGTGAATTGATCGTGGGTGTACCCGCTAGGGATGTTGTTGTCGTGACGGGCAGCGCGTCGGCCGCAGGGCTGGACAAGGCGCGGCGGACCGTGGACCGGGTCTTCTTCGCCGGCGACGAGAACCTGCTGAGTGACGCGCTGCTGGTGTGGAGAGAAGGCTGCTGGCAGCAGTTCTGATTCGGCGTGCGGGCTTGTGTCGGTGCACGTTGGGTGTGTTTCCGCAGGTCCGTGAGTTGCGGGTTATCCACAGGTGTCGGGGTTTTCCACACACTCACTCACTACTAGATCTAGTGATGATCTAGAACATCCGCACTAGATGTAGTGTGAGGTGAGTGAGTGTCCAACTGAATAGTGAAGCGGGGGCCAGCATGGCGCGGGAGTACATCACCCGGAGGGCAGTGCCCATGATCTACTCCATCCCCCTCGCCGAGGCCATCACCGAGTACCAGGCTTCGAGCCTGTTCTCTCGGCTCGCCAAGTCGACGCAGCGCCAGCGCCGCACCACCCTCGCGCGGCTGCTGGCCGTCGCGGCGAACATCAGCTCGACCGACCTGTCGGTGAGGCACATTGACTTGTGCTTGCAGGATCTCGAACACGGCGACACGCACCTCGGCGGGCGGCGTAAGGGCAAGACGCAGCGCAGCCTGAACAACGACCGGGCGCACCTCGCCGGGTTCCTGGAGTGGATGCGGTCGTCTCGGTCGTACATCTCGCCGAGCTTCAACCCGGTCGCCGAACTCAAGTACTCCAAGAAGACGCCTAGCCGGAAGATGCTCCAGATTCCGGCGGTCCGCTTCGGCGAGATGCTCGACGCCGCCGGGGCGCGTCACCCGGTTGAGCGGATGGCTTGCGCGATCGGGGCTTACCTGGGGTGCCGCCCCGTTGAGGCCGCGATGCTCACGGTCGACAGCGTTGATTTCGCGCGGCTTGAGATCGACCTGCTTGTAGAGAAGACCCACCAGCGGCTCACGATGCCGATGTGCCTTGAGCTGCGTGACGAGCTGGTCGCCTACTTCCAGTGGTACAAGAAGGTGACGGGCCGGACGAAGCTGCTGCCGGGCTGGTACCTGCTCCCGGCGCGGCTGGTGATGGGATCGCCTGGGCTGCGCCGTGGGCTGCGCGCAGCGCCGGGGGCTATCCGGATGGTGCCTGACTGGCCGATCGACCCGGAGCAGCCGTTTGGGCGGGCGGGAATCGGTAAGGCGGTCAAGCACGCGGCGGAAGCTGTGGGCTACTCCGGTCCTGAGCTGGATTGGGTCGGCGGGCACACCATGCGCCGGTCGGCGGCCCGTGCGCTGTACGAGAAGCTGCGCGACAGCGGGCGCGACGATGCGCTCGTGATGGTTCAGCACCTGCTTGGGCACAAGCAGATCACTACGACGATGGCGTACATCGGGATCGACACCCACCGCGACAAGCTGCGGGGGCTGCTTGCCGGTCAGCGGATGTACGACGCGCCGGGCGTGGCGGGTCAGGGCGCCGATGTGGTCGAGCTGGACACCCGGCGGCCCGGGGCCGAGTCCCGGCGGCGCGCGGCGTAGTCAGTCCTGAATGGAGAAGGCCCCGGATGAGTCTCAGTCACCCGGGGCCGATTCATGTTAGGACACGTGGCACCACGTGGCCGAGGCGAGTTCTAACCGGGTCCGGAGTAGCAGGACGCGGCCCCCGCGGTCGCGCCTGCATTCCGTGGTGAGCTGTTCGAAGTGGCGCCGCTCGCGGGTGCCGAGCGTGTCCAGCCGTACGACGAGCATGTCGCGTTCAACGCCGAGCAGGAACGCCGCGCCCTCGACTCCGCCGTCAGCGGCGACCATCGCGGCGGCGAGATCCTCAAGGGCGATCAGCCGCGCCGAGGCGGCCCGCTCCGGGCACCGCGCCCCGAGGGCGCCCGCGCTGCCGGAGTGCTCGGCGCGTGCGTCCGCGATAGCCAGCGACGAGCGCAGCCCGGCCGTGTTCACGGTGTCGGGCACCAGGTAGCCGCCGTGCTGGGGGCTGTACCGGGCCGACCGCCATGACGGCATTCCGGGCACGAAGATGATGGGCCGCAGCCGGATCGCGTTAGCGGCTACTGGGTCGTAGGTGTTGGTGAACAGCTCCATTCCGGTTCTTCCTCCACTCCCGGGGCAGCGCGAGCACACACCGCCCCGGCCCCGTACTGCTCGAACAGGCGTTCGAGAGGAGCCCCGATCATACGAGACTCAAGCCCAGCCTCTCCGATCCCGCCGTGTGAGATAGACCCTGGAAACGTGACGAGTCAACTTGTGACCGAAGAGACGATGGCGGTACATGATCACACAGGGTGAACCCGGGCGCACTTGTTATTTCCGGCGTTTGCCCACTATGGAAATAATGTTGTCGGTTTGGGGTGGCGCCTCGGTGGCGTAGATGATCGCCAGTGCCGCGCGCACCGCTGAGTGGATCGCTTCTTTGCTGGGCTCGGGCAGCTCGTCAGCCTCGGGCGGTATCCGGTGGGCGAAGAAGGACAGCGCCGCCGCCCCGTCCATCCGGAACCCGAGCCCCGCCGCGGTGGCGAGCACGACTTCGCCGGGTGTGACGCCGAGGGCGCGGGCGAGACCGTGGATCGTGGCGACGCGCGGAAACTCTGAGTTTTCCCCCTTCGCCAGTCTTTGCACGGTGGTGGGTGACTTGACCCCCACGTCGCGCGCCAGCTCGGCGAGGGACCGCTCGCCCCGGTGCGCCCCGATCAGTCCCGCGAGGGTCGGGCCGGTCAGGGTGGCGGGGGCTGGCTGAGGGGGTACCTCGTAGCGCTGCACGCCGAGCGCCAGGTCGACGAGCCCCCATGTCAGATCGAGGATGGTGTCGAGCAGCGGGCCGGGTATCTCGTCGGTCTCCGGCGGGAGGTCGGCGGCGAATGTGCGCCGGGGCGTCTCGCTGAGGCCCATGTCGATGCCGAGGCCCTGCGCCGCAGCCTGGACCGCGCCGAGCTGGGTGACCCCGAGCGCGGCGGCGAGTTCGCGCAGTGTCGCCGGAAACGGAAACTCCGTGTTCACGCCGTCGCGGAGCTTGCGCAGCCCGCCCGCATCGAGCCCGACCGCCGCCGCTAGCGCCTCGTGTGTGATGCGCCCGTGCTGCTCCGTGATCAGCCCGGCCAGCGTTAGCACGTGTTTTCCCAGGTCAGCATTGCTGTTCAGTGTCCTTCCGTGACACACGGGTCGCTCTCCCGCGCACATGTCTTTCTACAGGGTTGTTGCATCAACACAGTGACCCGCATCTCGAACAGCCGCACTAAGCCTTTCAGTCTGAGTCCGGGCGGACTTGATCTTAAAGTGTTGACGCTGCCCCGGGTCGCACATAGGTTCGAGGTGTGCCGCAAGGGCGCTTGACCTTTGAGAACTCCATCAGTGCAAGCACTACCAGCCCGCCTCGCCAGCGGGCCGCCCCCGCCTGACTCCTGGTCGGCAGCCCGCTCACGCCGGGCCGGGGTGCGCGCAACGCGGCGGAACCCCGCCGCGCGCCCCGTGTAGTCACTTTGAGTACGCGATAACTGAATACTGAGATTGGAGGCACTGTGATCGAGGTGCTTACCGACACCCGCCGGGAGGTGCTCGCCAGCATCGCCGGGTACACCCGTGAGCACGGGTACCCGCCCAGCCTGCGAGAGATCGCCTCGGCGACCGGGCTGAGCGCGACGACCGCCGATTACCACCTCCGGCGCCTGGCGAACAGCGGCTACCTGCGCCGCGCCTACGGCCGGTCCCGGTCGCTGGTCCTCACCGACCTCGGAACGGCGGTGACCCTGTGACCACCGAACCGGTTGCCCTCGACGACCTCGCGGGCACGATCGACGCCTACCGGCGGTTCCGGGCCGAGGCCGATCGGTGGACGAGTGCTGCCGCTGAGCTGCGCCGCGTGATCGAGGCACGGCTCGCCGACGCCGATGTCGGGACTATCGCCGGGCGCCCGGTCGTGCGGCACACCAGCTACACCGAGCGCCGGGTCGACATGCAGAAGCTACGGCTTCTGAGCCCGGCGAATCTGGTCGAGCAGTGCACCGCGACGACCACCCGCCGCCGGTTCTCGCTCGTCGAGGGCGAGGCGATCGAGTGAGCTTGTTCTCTGCGCCCGCCGGGGCCGATCCGCTCGGCACGGCGATCAAGGGGGTTGTGCGTGCCGCCTCCGCCGGGGCACCCCGGTCGCGGCAGCGCACCATAGGGCCGAGCAGCGCGGGACACCCGTGCGCCCGGCGCGTCGGGTACGAGCTGGCGGGCACCGAGCACGTGAACGCCAGCTCGGACCCCTGGCCCGCGATCGTCGGCACGGCGGTACACGCCTGGCTCGCTGATGCTTTCGCCCAGCACAACCGGCGCGAGGGCCGCGACCGGTGGCTCGTCGAGCAGCGCGTCGCGGTCACGCCGACCATGAGCGGCACCGCCGACCTGTTCGACACCGCCTCGGGCACCGTGATTGATCACAAGGTGCTCGGCGCCGACAGCCTCAAGAGCATCAAGCGCGACGGGCCGGGGCAGCAGTACAGGACGCAGATCCACTTGTACGGCTACGGTCTCGCGCGCGCCGGGCACGACGTGCGCCGCGTGGCTCTGGCCTGCTACCCCCGGTCGGGGTTCCTCGACGGGCTGCACGTGTGGTCTGAGGACTACGACGACGCGCTCGCCGCCGACGCTCTCGCCCGCCTCGCCGGAGTCGCCGAGCTGTCCCGGCTGCTCGACCCGGCGGCGCTGCCCGCCGAGCCCGGCGCGGGCTGCACCTGGTGCCCGTTCTGGCGCCCTGGTGGTCCCGCCGATGCGGCCGGATGCCCCGGAGCGGCAACGGCATAGCCGGGTTCCGCAGCACGCACGACCGGCCACTGTGGCCGGACAACTCCACAACAACTGAACAGAGGAACCACTCATGACTTTCGCAGCACCCGCCGCCAGCGGCGGTGACAAGCTCGCCGAGCGCGATGTACTCGGCCACCTGCTGATCGTGCGTCCGAGCGAGTACGTCGAGCAGATCACCACCGCGTTCGGGGACAAGGACGCCGTAAGGGTCAGCGTGGTTGACCTCGACGCCGCCGACCCGAACACCGGGCAGCCGGGCAGCCAGTACGACGACGTGCTGTGGTTCGGCGGGCGCCTGGTTGGCAGCCTCAAGCGCCAGGTGGGCGAGACGATCCTCGCGCGCATGGCTCAGGGCAGCCTCAAGCCCGGCGCCACTGGCAAGCCCCCGTACGAGCTGCACGACGCCACGAGCGACCCGGCCGCGGTCGCTCGGGCCGAGGCGTGGATCGCCGCGCACCCGAGGTTCACCGCCCCGGCCGCGAGCGCCAGCCCGGCCCCGGTGGCGACGCCCGCCCCGGCACCGGCCGCCGTGCCTGCCGCGCTGCTCGACCAGCTCGGCCCGGAACAGCGGGCGCTGTACGAGAAGCTCGCCGCTCAGGGCTAGCCGTGGCGCTGCATCACGTGAGCCTGTTCGCGGGCGTCGGCGGGTTCGATCTCGCCGCCGCCCGCGCCGGGTGCGCCCCTGGCGCCGCCGTCGAGATCGACGAAGCCGCGCGGGGCGTGCTGTCTGACCGCTTCCCCGAGCTGCCTGTGCTCGGCGACATCCGCGAGGTAACTGCACATGATCTCCGGGCAGCTCTCCCTGCCGGGGCTGACGACCTGCTCGTCACCGCCGGTTGGCCCTGCCAAGACCTCTCCACCGCCGGTAACCGCGCCGGGCTCGACGGCGCCCGAAGCGGGTTGTTCTTCGAGTTCGCCCGGCTCGTCGACGAGCTGCGCCCCGCCTGGCTGCTCGCCGAGAACGTCGTCGGGCTGCTCACATCCGGCGGCGGGCGCGACATGGGCGCCGTCCTCGGGACGCTGGCCGACCTCGGGTATCGCGTGTGCTGGCGGGTACTCGACGCTCAGTTCTTCGGAGTACCCCAGCGACGCCGCCGCGTCTTCCTTCTCGGCCATCGCGGCGACGGAGATCCCGCCGCAGTACTACTTGAGCCCGAAAGCAGCTCAGGGCATCCTGCGCCGCATCGACCGCCGGGGCCGCCGACTGCCGCCGGACCTTCGCGCGGCGCTGGCCCTGCTCGCAGCGACCGAGAGCCCGTAGTCGTCGGCCCGCTCCAGACCAGCCGCAGCCCGCGCGGGCACGGCACGGCGGGCGTGAACGATCAATACGTCTTGGCTGGTCACATCCGCACCGCCGGTCCGTCCGCCGTCCGCCGCCTGGTCCCGCTGGAGTACGAGCGGCTACAGGGCTTCCCGGACGGCTGGACCTCCACATCGCACGGCCGTCCCCAGGGGGATGTGCCCCGGATCTCGCAGCTCGGTAACGCGGTCGCCGTGCCGGTCGCCGAGTGGATCACCCGCCGGGTGGTCACACACCACAACTCCATCAGTGAAAGGAGCACCCGCCTTGTTCGACCGCGAAGAGGTTGAGAACTGGCTCGCGCTGCTACATGGCGACTCACCGGGGCGGGTAGCGATCTCCGGCACCGACGCATGGGCCGGACGATCCTTCGCCGTCGACCAGCTCGACCAGGCCGCCGCCTACGCGCAACAGCTCGACGCCGAAGGCCGCGCCGGGGTGTACGTCCGGATGACCACCATCACCCGAGCCCCCGCCCGGGGCGAACGGGGAGGGGCGAACCTGTCCGCCGCGCTCCCGGCGCTGTGGGCAGACCTCGACATCGACGGCCCCGGCCACAAGATGCCGCCCGGCTCGCTGCCGCTCCCGCCGACCGAGGCCGCCGCCCGCTCGATCATCACCACGTCGGGACTCCCTGACCCTTCACTGTGGATTCACAGCGGGGGCGGGCTCTACCCGATCTGGTACCTCACTACCCCGCACGTCATCGACGGCGACCTCGACCAGCTCGCGGCGCTGTCGGCGAAGTGGCAACACATCATCGGGGCGAGCGCGACCCGGCTCGGCTGGCATTACGGCACCGGCGTCGGTGACCTGGCGAGGGTGCTGCGCTTGCCGGGCTCGGTCAACCGCAAGACGAGCGACCCCCGCCCGTGCCGGATCATCGAGGCGGAAGGCGCCTCGTTCACGCTCGGCGAGCTGCTCGACGCCGCCGCCGCGATCGAGCTGCCCACGGCAACGCCGCCTGTGGCCGCTCCGGCCGCACCCCGGTCGCGGGATGTCGCCTCCCGGTTCAAGTCGCCCGGAGGGTCCGGCCCGTTCGACGCGCTCGCCGAGCACGCCACGTGGGCCGACATTCTCGCCCCCGAGGGCTGGACCCTGGTAGCTCACGAGCGCACCGGGGCCGAGCTGTGGAAGCGGCCCGGCGACTCGTCCTCGGCGTACTCGGCGCGGGCAAACATCAACGGAGTACCCAGCCTGGTTGTGCACTCCGACGCCGCCGGGCTCCCCTCCGGCCCGGGGCAGCGCCTCACGATGGGCCGAGTCTGGGCTCACCTGCACCACCACGGCGACGAGCAGGCCGCAGCCCGCGACCTCGCCGCCGCCGCCGCTGGTACCGCCGGGGCATCCCGCGCCGCGCTCGCGCTGCCGGGCACGGTGCTCGCCGCGATCCGGGGCACCCGGGGTGTCCGTGTCCCGGCGCCCCGCGCCAGCCCCGAGAACCCGCCGCCGAGGGCGGCCCCCTCGACCGAAGCGGCGTCGGCCGCGCCGGTCGAGCGACGCCTCGCCCTGGTCGACGGCACCGCCGCCCGTGCTCTCCCCGATCCTGAGCCGGACCCCGGACCGGCGGCGGCGCTGCCCGTGTCCTACAGCGACGACGGTAACGCCGTGCTGCTGGTCGACGCGATCGGCGACCGGGTGCGCTACGTCCCCGAGCGCGGGCTCTGGCTCACGTGGGACGGGGCGCGCTGGGTATGGGACACCGCCGGGACGGTGATCGAGCACGCCCGGCGGATCGTGCGGGCTATGCCTGCCGACGACGATGCGGCCCGCAAGCACCGTTCCCGGTCGCTGGGCCGCTCGGCCCTTGAGGCGATGGTCGCCCTCGCCCGCACCGACCGCCGTGTCGTCGCCCCGGCCGCGCTGCTCGACGGTGACCCGTTCGCGCTGTGCACCCCGGGCGGCACGGTCGACCTTCGTACCGGAGCGCTCCGGCCGTCTGACCCGGGCGAGCTGCACACCCGGTCCGCGCTCGTCACCCCCGACCCCGGGCACCCAGTCGAGCGCTGGTCGCGGTTCCTCGCCGACACGTTCGGCGGCGACCCGGCGCTCGCCGGGTACGTGCAACGCCTGGTCGGGTACTCGGCGACGGGCCGCGTGACTCACCATGTGCTGCCGTTCCTGCACGGGTCCGGCGGCAACGGCAAGAGCGTGTTCATGGATGTCGTCAAGCGGCTACTTGGGACATACGCGGGTACCGCCCCCGCCGGGTTCCTCATGTCCGGGCGCGAGCAGCACGAGACCGAAGTCGCCCGCCTCGACGGCATGAGGTTCGTCATCTGTAGCGAGGTCAACCAGGCCGACCGGTTCGACGAGGCCAAGATCAAGCTTTTGACGGGTGGCGATGAGCTGACCGCGAGGTTCCTGCACAAGAACCACTTCGAGTTCGTGCCGTCCCACACGCTGTGGCTGATGGGCAATCACCAGCCCAGCGTCAAGGCGGGCGGGGTGTCGTTCTGGCGGCGTCTGCGCCTGGTGCCGTTCACCCGCACCGTGCCCGAAGAGCAGCGCGAGGAAGGTCTCGCCGACCGATTGGTCGAGCAGGAGGGGCCGGGCATCCTCGCGTGGATCATCGCGGGCGCTATCGACGCGCTCGCTCACGGGCTGCGTGACCCCGACAGCGTGCGTGCGGCGACCGCCGACTACGCCGCCGAAGAGGATCACCTCGCGAGGTTCGCAGACGACCGGCTGCACATCGGGGGCGGCGCGCTGGTGCGCGCCAGCGTCGGGGACGTGCGGGCCGCCTACGAATCCTGGTGTGCCGAGGAAGGCGAGCGCCCGATCTCGTCGCAGATGTTCGGGCGCGAGCTGCGCACCCGGTACGACGTTCAGCCGCACCGCAGCAACGGGCGCCGGTTCTACCTCGGCGTGACCCTGCTGGAAGCGGCACCCGAAAGCGGCACGGAAAGCGGCACTGCGTCCCGTCACTGGGCCGACCGCTAGCCCGGCAGTGCCGCTTACGGCCCTGTCAGTGCCGCTGAGGTGCCGCATTTCCTAACCGAAGCGGCACGGGTGTTTTCCCAGCTCAACCCTTCTCCGTGCCGGATAGTGCCGGAGATTCCTAGAGGTTGGTTCTCACACAGGAACAGAAGAGAAACAACCTCCGGAACGATCGGCACTGTCTGGCACGGCCCTCCCCGAGAGGCTCACCGTGTCCGATCACCTCATCACCACCCAGGTACTACCCGGCCCGTGCCCGCGCTGCCGCGAGCTGGTGCTCACCGGCATCGCCGAAGGCGTCCCCGTGCACGCGACCACGCAGCCCCTCGGCCGCGACGGGATACTCGCCGCCCTCGTCGCCGGGCGCTCGACGTACGTGCTCCAGCGCGGCGAGCTGGTGCGGCTCGACGCGACCCGAACCGCGCTCGGCGGCCCGGTCGTCGCCGATCACCGTTGCGGCGAGGCGCTTCCGGCCGCCCCGCCCGTGCCGCCACCCCGGGCAGCCCCGGCCGCGGTCCCGTACATCTCCCGGAACGCGAGCAGGGTCCGCGAGCATCTGCTCGCCCACGGCCCGGACCTCACCACCGGGGTAGCCGTGCGCCTCGGGCTGTCGATCGAGACGGCCGAAAACCTGCTCCGCCGCCTGGTCGCCGCCGGGCAGGCCGAGCGCATCGCGGGCGTGATCCCCGCCCCTTGGCGCGCTGTCGCCGCCGACCAGATCCCGCCCTACTGAACAGGAGGCAAACCCCTTGTCCGAACTCATTGCCTCGATTTACGCCTTCGGTGACCCGGCTCCACAAGGGAGCCTCAAGCACGTTGGGGGCGGCAGGCTCGTCGACTCGTCCCGGCGTCTCCGGCCGTGGCGGCAGCTCGTCACCGCCGCCGCCCGCGACGCCCTCGCCGAGCAGGGCCGCACCGAGCCGTTCCTCGGCCCCGTACAGGTCCTCGCCGTGCTCACGGTGCCGAAACCCAAGTCGGCCCCCAAGCGCATCCAGACGTGGCCGAGCAAGCGGCCCGATGTCGACAAGCTCGCCCGCGCGATTCTCGACGCCCTCACCGATGCCGGGGTGTGGCACGACGACGCGCAGGTCATCGAACTGACCGCGTGCAAGACGTACCCCGACGAACACCCTCTCGCGCTCCCGACCACCGGGGCGTACATCCAGATTTGGAGCGTGACCGAGTGAAGATCCCCACGATGGTGTACTGCGTCTCGCCGCGCTGCCAGCGCACCGACGACAAAGTCGACCTCAACCCGCGACCGGCCGCCCCGGGGTTCCTGCTGTGCTGGGTGTGCCGCGACCGGGCGGGAGAGTTCCTCACCAGCCTCGCCGCGCTGTATCTCGACTGCGAGGCCGCGCTCGCCCGCTCGACCGGGCTGCACGACAAGGTGAGCGGCACGTCGTCACCCAGCCTGCCTATCGCGCTCCCGGCTGTTGAGGCCCGTGCCGCGATCGTCGGGGTACTCGCGGAGTGGGCCGGGCTGTGCGTCGATGAGCGGGGGGTCGACGCACCGGAACGCGCCGCCGGGCCGCTGGTCGGCTTCCTGCTCGGACAGCTCAACTGGCTGGCGGCGCACGCGGCGGGCGGCGACTTCTGTGACGAGCTGGCCGACCTGGTGCACCAAGCCGACCGCGCCGCCTACCCGTGCCCGCCGCGCCGGACCCAGCTCGGAAGGGGATGCCCGCTCCCCGGGTGCTCAGGGCTGCTGGTCGGGGTGGTGCACGTCGACCGCCCGGAGCGATCCCGGATCGAGTGTGACCTCGACCCCGAGGCGCACAGGTGGGGCCGCGACCAGTGGTTCGCGGTCCGCCGCTCGGCCCCTCTCGTCTCCCCGGCGCGGGCGGCGGCGTGATGCCCCGGGTTGCGGCGCTCACCGCCGCCGACATCTCCGCCTTGACCGGCCGCCCGCTCGGCACGGTGCACCGTCTCGCGTCCGAGCAGCGCTGGCGCCGCTACCGCGAGGGGCGGGTCGTCTTCTACGCCCTGGAAGACGTAGAACACCTGCTCGCGACGCCTCTCACAGCCAAGATCCATTGACCTTCTGACCTGGACCGAAGAGGATAGATATCACGTTGGTGTACTGCACCCGAGAGAGCCCCGGACCCTTTGCGGCCCGGGGTTTTTTCGTGCCCTCGCCCCGCCCGGCCGCACCGGGCAACACACACAGCAACCGCTTTCGAGGCCGTCAGAGACGGCGGGAGGCGGGGCGAGTTGGCGATCATCCGCAGCATCAGCCGCACACCTACCGGCGAGCCCGCCCACCCAGTCAGCGTGGTCGCCGAGCTGGTCACCGCCGCCCCGGACCTCGCGGGCTACCTTCCCGATGGGGCGATCGTGCACCGCGCCCAGGTCGACGCAGACCCGGCGGGCCGCTGGTCCCTCGACCTCGCCCCGAATGCTTCCCTGATCCCGGCGGGCACGCACTACCTGATCACGGAGTTCACCACACACGGCACCTACCGGCACACGGTGGTGTTGCCCGCTGGTGGCCCGTTCGAGCTGCGTGACGTGCTCGCCGTGCCCCCGCCCCCGCCAGCGGCCCTCGTGCCCATCGGCGGGGGCGGGGCAGTGTCCAGCGTGGACAACCGAACCGGTGCCGTGTCGCTGGCCGACCGGTACGCGCCGCTCGCGCACACGCACCCATACGCCCCGGCGGATCACGCCCACGATGACCGGTACTCGCCGCTCGGGCACGCCCATCCCGGCTACGCCGATGCGGCGCACACCCACGATGGCCGCTACGCGCTCACCGAGCACACCCACCCCGGGTACGCCGCGACCGGGCACGATCACGACACCCGGTATGACACGCGGTACGCGCCGATCGCCCACACCCACACCGGGTTCGCCGCCGCCGGGCACACGCACGACGAGCGGTATGCGCTGCTCGACCACACGCACCCGCCCGGCGCGCACACCCACGACGCCGCCGCCCTGGTGTCCGGCGTGCTCGACCCGGCGCGAGTGCCGCTGGTCAGCCTCGCTCAGCGCCCGATCCCGGGCCGCTGGTCGATCGTCCCGCCGGTCGGGCCCGTGCTGTCCTCCGTCACGGTCACGCTCGGCGAGCTGCTGCTCGTGCCGTTCCTGGTGCACCCCGGCAGCGTCGCCGACGCCTTCTCGGTGGACGTGAGCCCCTCAGCCGTGGGCGCCTCGCTCCGCTTCCTGATCTACGGCGCCACCCCTTCCGGGCAGCCCGCCGCCCAGCTCGCCGACCTCGGGCTACAGGACGCCAGCAGCACCGGGGCGAAGCTGTGGACCCCCACGGGCGGGCTGTTCACGTTCACCAGCCCCGTCTACTGGTTCGGGCTACTCGCCCAGGGCGCCGCCCCGGGTGTGCGTGCCGCGAACACCTGGCATCCGCTGGTGGCGACCGACGTGCCGCCATCCGGTACCGGCACCGCGAGCGGCTATGGACAGACCGGAGTCGGCACCTCGCCCCCGGCCAACTTCACGGGCACCGCCCCGCGGTCGGCCCCGCGCGTCGCCGTCAGGTGGGCGCCGTGAGCGGCGGATGGGCTGGCTCGGCCCGCGCCCAGCAGCTACCCCCCGACTGGCCGCGCCGCCGCGCCCGGGTCCTCGCCCGCGACGGGTACCGATGCCGCGCGATCACCGAGTACGACGAGCGCTGTACCGAGCCCGCCGACGAGGTTGACCACATCCGGCGCGGCGGCGACCACCGGCTCAGCAACCTGCAAAGCCTGTGCGCCTGGCACCACGGCAAGAAGTCAGCCCGCGAGGGTGCGCACGCCGCCCGCCTCGCTCGCCCATCCCGCTACCGGCCACGAGAGCCGCACCCCGGAGAGATCACCCCATCATGAGCGAGACCGTCACCGTCAAGATCCTTCGCGATATCGCCCAGCACAAGCGCGGCGCCCTGGTCGACTACGACCGCCCGTCCGCCGAGTTCCTTGTCGAGCGCGATGTCGCCGAGCTGGTCGACGAGCAGCCCGCCCGCGCCAAGCGCCAGCCCAGCCGGGCACTCGGCGCGAGCACCCCGTCGACCGTCACGGACAGCGACGACCCTGGGGAGTGACCCCCTCACCCGGGAAAAGCCCTATCGGACAGTCATAGCTTTCCTGGGGCTGTACGGGTTTCAGGGTCGTGAACCCGCACCGAAAGTGACCGCACGCCGTCACGGGGAGGTGCGCCCGTGGCCGGAATCCGAGCCGTCGCCTACGGCGGCGGCGTGCAGTCAACCGCCCTGCTCGTCCTAGCCGCTACCGCTCGCATCGACTTCCCCGCCTTCCTGTTCGCCAACGTCGGCGACGACAGCGAGGAACCGGCGAGCCTGACCTACGTCCGTGACGTGGCGGCCCCCTACGCCGCCGCGCACGGCATCGCGCTACACCAGCTCGACCGGGTGCGCCGCGACGGCCAGGTCGAGACGCTGCTCGGCAGGCTCACCCGGCCCGGGTCGCGGTCCCTGCCGATCCCGGTGAGGATGAGCAACGGCTCGCCCGGCACGCGCTCGTGCACCGCCGATTTCAAGATCAAGACCATCGGGCGGTGGCTGCGCGCGAATGGGGCCAGCGCCGAGAATCCGGCGACGGTCGCTGTGGGCATCTCCCTCGACGAGATGCACCGCGCGCACAACCGCCGGGCCAACCCGTACGAGCGCGTCGCGTATCCGCTGCTTGACCTGCGCCTGAACCGGGCCGACTGCATGAACGTGATCCGCTCCGCCGGGCTGCCCGTGCCGGGCAAGTCCTCGTGCTGGTTCTGCCCGCTGCACACCCGCGCGCACTGGTCGACGATGCGCCGCGACCGGCCCGCCCAGTTCGCCGCGACCTGCGACCTTGAGTCGCTGCTCAACTCCCGCCGCGCCGAGCTGGGCCGCGACCGCGTGTTCTTCCTCCGCAGCGCGCGACCCCTCGCCGAGGACATCGCCCCGGCGCAAGACGAGATTCCCGGGCTCGACCCCGAAGACGACGCCGCTTGCGACAACGGGGCGTGCTGGACCTGAGCGGGGGTGAGCATGGCCGCGACCCGAGGCCCCATCCCGAAGCGCAGCGACCAGCGGCGCCGCCGCAACCAAGACGAGCCGATCACCACCATCACCCCGGGCGACGGGCCGGTCGACGCCCCGCCGCTGGGGTTCCCGGCGCACGCGCTCGCCGCCGACTGGTACGCCGCGCTCGCCGAGTCCGGCCAGGCGCTCTACTTCGAGCCCAGCGATTGGGCCGCCGCGCGCATCCTCGCCTACGACCTGACCCGGCACCTCAACTCCGGTCGGGTGTCCGCGCAGATGCTCGCCGCCGTCTGGTCCGGCATGGCCGACTTGCTGACCACTGAGGCCGCCCGCCGCCGGGTGCGCATGGAAATCGAGCGCGCCGCAGACGACGGCCCTGATGCCGGGGTGGTGGCTCTTGACGACTATCGCCGTGCCCTCGGGGCCGGGTGAGCTGACGCTCGCCCCGGTGCGGATTGGCCCGCTCGGGCTGCCCGCGCACTCGCTCGGCTGGGATCTGCTCGCGTGGACGGCCCGCTACCTGGTGCAGCCGGACGGCCCGGACGCTGGGGCGCCGTGGCGGTTCACGGCCGAGCAAGCGCGGTTCGTCGTGTGGTTCTACGCCATCGACGAGCGCGGCCGGTTCGTCTACCGGTACGCGGTGCTGCGCCGCATGAAGGGCTGGGGCAAAGACCCTGTTGCCTCGGCGCTCGCCGCCGCCGAGTTCGTCGGCCCGTGCCGCTTCGGCGGGTGGCGGGCAGACGGCACCCCGATCGTGATCTCGCATCCGGCCGCGTGGGTGCAGTGCGCCGCCGTCAACTTGTCGCAGACCAAGAACACCATGTCGCTGTTCCCGAACCTCTTCTCGGCGCGGGCGATCGACGAGTACGGCATCGACCTCGGCAAGGAGATCATTCACTCGCGCCGGGGCGGGCGCATCGAGGCTGTCACCAGCTCGCCCCGGGCGCTGGAAGGTAACCGCGCCTCCCTGGTGATCAAGAACGAGAATCACCACTGGATCGCCAGCAACAACGGCGACGAGATGAGCGAGGTCATCGCCCGTAACCTCGCCAAGTCGCGCGACGGCGCGCGGGCGCTGGCGATCACCAACGCACACCAGCCAGGCGAGGACAGCGACGCCGAACGTGACTGGGACGCCTGGCTACAGATCGCCGCCGGGAACTCCCGCGCTACCGGCATCCTGTACGACTCGGTTGAGGCACCGCCCGATGTGGACCTCGCCGACCCTGAGTCGCTGCGTGCCGGGATCATCGCCGCCCGGGGTGACGCCGACTGGCTCGACGTTGACCGGCTGATCGCCGAGATCTACGACCCGCGTACCCCGCCGAGCATGGCCCGCCGGTTCTACCTCAACCAGGTGACCACGGCCGCCGATGGCTGGGCGAGCGCCCAGGAGTGGGACACCGCCGCCGACCACGAGCACCAGGTCGAGCCCGACGAGACCATCGTCATGTTCTTCGACGGCTCGAAATCCGGGGACGCCTCCGGGCTGGTGGGCTGCGAGGTCTCCACCGGTCACGTGTTCGTCATCGACTGCTGGGAGAAACCCGCCGGACCGGCGGGCGACGGCTGGGAAGTCAACCGCGACGCGGTAAACCTCGCCGTCCGCCGAGCGTTCGACACGTACGACGTGGCGGCTTTCTGGGCCGACGTAAGGGAGTTCGAGCAGTCCGTCGACCTGTGGGGCGACACCTACGGCGACCGGCTGCTCATCCCCGCGACCACCGGCCGCGCCCCGCACCCGGTCGCGTGGGACATGCGTACCAAGACCAAGGAGTTCACGGCCGGGGCCGAGCGGTTCCTCATCGACCTCGCCGACGCCGCACTCACCCACGACGGCGACCCGAGGCTACGGCGCCACGTCCTCAATGCCCGCCGCCGCACGAACCGGTGGGGCGTCTCGCTGGGCAAAGAGAACCGGTCGAGCGACCGGCGCGTCGATCTGGCTGTCTGCGCTGTCGGCGCCCGCCTGTGCCGCCGCGAGCTGCTCGCCTCCGGCGCCCTCGACAAGCGCAAAAGCAACCGCACCGGCCGTGTCTGGGCCTTCTGACCAGCGAAAGGGGGTGGCGGTTGCTCACCCCTGCCGCCGCGGTTTCTGCCGCCGCCGACATCCTGCCCGCCTACCGGGCCGAGTCCGATCGCCTCGACCGCATTGACCGGTACATGAAGGGCGATCACCCCGGCCCGTACACCCCGCGTAGCGCGTCGCGTGAGTACAAGCTGCTCGCCGAGCGTTCGATCACGAACCTGCTGCCGTTGGTCGTGTCCGGGGTGGCACAGGCGTTGTACGTCACCTCGTACACGCTGCGCGATGGCAAGCCGGGCCGGGGCTGGCAGCACTGGCAGTCCAACCGCATGGACGCCCGCCAGACCGCGATTCACCGCGCCGCGCTGACCTACGGCACGGCGTACGTAACGGTGCTCCCCGGTATCGACCCGCTCACCAAGACGCCGATGCCCGTCATCCGGGGCGTGTCCCCGCGCCGCATGATCGCCGCGTGGGACGACCCGGCGGGCGACGACTGGCCCGCGATGGCGCTGCGCGTCGACCCGATACGCGACGGCCGCTGGAACTTGAGGCTGTACGACGCGACGCACATCTACTACCTGACGTGCGCCAAGGGCGGCGACGGCATCACCTACGTCCGCAGCGACGAGCACGGCGCCGGGGTGTGCCCGGTCGTGGCGTTCCGCGCGCTGCCGGACCTTGAGGGCCGGGTGACCGGTGAGGTTGAGCCGCTGATCCCCGCACAGGACCGGCTGAGCCAAACCATTTTCGACCTGCTCGTCGCCCAAAGCTTCGGCAGCTTCAACGTGCGTTTTGCTACCGGCATGGCGCCGGAGCTGGACGCCAACGGCCAGCCGGTACCCCTCGCCGTGGACGCGCGCCGGTTCCTGATGGCCGAGGACCCCGACACCCGGTTCGGTCAGCTCGACGGCACCCCGCTCGGGCCGCTGCTCGACTCCGCCGACGCCTCGATGCGGCACATGGCCGTCATGTCCCAGACCCCCGCGAGCGACCTGCTCGGCCAGCTCGCCAACCTCAGCGCCGAGGCCCTCGCGGCAGCACGCGACGGGCAGACCCGCCGCCGGGTCGAGTACGAGGTCGGGTTCGGCGAGAACTGGGAACAGGTCTTGCAGCTCTCCGCCGCGCTCGCCGGGGACGCCGAAGGGGCCGCCGAAACGGCCGCCGAGGTCCGCTGGCGGGACATGGAAGCCCGCAGCCTCAGCCAGATCGTTGACGCGCTCGGCAAGGCGGCGACCATGCTCGGTATCCCGCCGGAGGCCCTCTGGTCGCGCATCCCTGGTGTCACACAGACCGAAGTGGACGAGTGGAAGCAGCTCCGCCGCGACTCTGACCCGCTCGCGTCCCTCGCCGACCAGTTCGACCGGCAGGCCCGGCCGACCGTACCGGCGGGGGTAACCGATGGCAGCGAGCCAGGCTGAGCGAACCCGGCTGATCGAGGCGCACCGCCGCGCCCAGCTCGGCGTACGCGCCCGGTTCGCCGCCGGGTTCCTCGACACCTGGCGCGTGCTCGACCCGTTCCGGATCGCCGACACCGCGCCCCGCTGGCTTCGGGCGGCGGTTCCGCTCGTGCAAACCCACCGCGCCGAGTCCGCGCGCCTGTCCGCCCGCTACTTCGGCGAGTACCGGCGACTTTCCGTTCCTCCGAACTCCGGTTCGGCCCCGGTTCCGGCCCCGGTTCCGGCCGATCCGGAAGCGGTCCGGACCTCGCTGCTCGTCACCGGCCCGGCCACCATCCGCCGCCTGTCCCGCGACGGCCGCCCCGTCGCCGAGGCAGCCCGCGCCGCATCCGTCCGGGCGCTGGGCGCGGCCTCCCGGCACGTCCTCGACGGCGGGCGCGACCTGGTGCACAACGCCGTCAAACGCGACCGTCTCGCGCTGGGCTGGGCACGGGTCTCTGACGGCTCACCCTGCGCTTTCTGCGCGATGCTGCTGAGCAGGGGACCGGTTTACAAGACGGAGTACGCCGCCAAGTACGGCGACGACGGCGAGGACTATCACGACGGATGCGCCTGCCAGCCCGTCGCCGTCTACAGCCGTAGCGACCCTTGGCCGGGAAACGGGCGCCTGTACGAGCAGATTTGGAAGGACCACGCCCACGGCGACCGCGACCCGCTGAACGCTTTCCGCCGGGCACTGAACGCGCAGCGCCAGACCCCGAACAGCACCGAACCGGCACCCGAACCAGCAGCCCAGGCACCCGAACCGGCCGAGCAGCTGCTCGACGGAACCGACCCGGAACCCGACCAGACGCCGGGCGAACCCGACGCGGACGACCCGGGTACCGCCCAGCTCGACGACGACGCCCTCGCCGCACTGTCCGATGAGGATCTCGCCGACGAGTTCGGCCGGTGGAGCGCCACGCCCGACCCGGATGAGGCGTACCTCGAACGGCTGCTCGGCGAGATGGACCGCCGCGAAGCAGACCCCGAACCCGAGCCCGGCCCGCTCGACGGCATCGCGCTCGACCGGCTGCTCGACTCCGAGTTGTTCGACCTGTACGGCGAGCACTCCGGCAACCCGGGCGCCGTCGAGCGCATCGGCGCCGAGCTTGCCCGCCGCGACGCCGACCGTGAAGCGGCAAACCCGTGGGAGGACTACGACACGGGCGACCCCGAGCAGGTGCTCGACGCGCTGCTCGCCCGGGGCTGGGACTACCGCGAGGCGTACGCCGAGGCGTACCAGCTCGACCCGGCCGACCTCGACCGGCAGGAACGTAACGCCGCTGTGGATGCCCAGCGCATCGCGGGCGAGACGCGCGAGCAGACCGTCAGGCGCCTGTACGACGAGTGGGTCGCGTTGCAGTACGTCGAGGCCGAGAACTTCACCCGGGGGCACCTGCTGTCCCGGGCGGGTGAGGCCGCGAACGTCGACCCGCTGAGCCTGTTCTCAGGCACGACAGCGCGAGCCCGCAAGTACGCTTCGGAAGACCTGTTGAGGTTCTGGGCCGAGGTGTCGCAGCGCCAGACCTACACCGAGTTCAAGGCGGCATTGTTGAACCGCGACGCCGATGTCGCCGCCGCCCGCGTGACCCGGGGACAGTCAAACGGAAGGGACTTCCTGTGAGCCCTGATCCGGTACCGACCGGGCCGAGCCGCTTCGAGCTGCTCGCAGCGATGCGGGCCGCGCGGTTCGCCGCCCGGCGCGGGCTGCCCCTGACCGTGTGCCCGTACGACCCGGCAGGCAGCCCCCGTGACCGGGTGCTCGCCCGCCGCTGGGTCGCCGCCTACCTGGCTGAGCAGCCCCACACCCCGGGCAGCGTCGACTACACAGCCTGACCCTTCCCGTTCATCTCTCGCCCCGGTGCCAGTGGCCCGGGGCTTTCCCCTGTCCGCACACGCCCCAGGAGGGCACCCCTTGTCTGATGACCCGACCACCCCCGAGCCGACCACCCCGGCCGACCCGGTACCCGCGACCGGTACCCCGCCGTGGGAACGCGACGGCACCACCTTCGACCCGGCCCGAGCCTGGTCGCTGATCGAGGGACTCCGCGCCGACCTCGCCAAGGCCAAGACACCCCCCGCACCAGCCGCCCCCGCTCCGGCCCCGGCTGCTGCGCCGATCGGTTCGGCTGAGGTGGCCGAGCTGCGCGCCGAGCTGGCGCGCGAGCGCGTCGCCCGCCGGTACCAGCTCGACGACGACCTCGCCGCGCTGCTCGGCTCGGGCAGCGCCGACGAGATCGAGGCACGGGCAAAGCTGCTCTCTGAGCGTCTCGGAGCGGCGGCCCCCTCCGCTCCGCCGGTTGCCCGCCGCCCGGTCGAGCAGGTCCGCGCCGGTTCGGACCCGACCAGTCCGCCGGACGAGACGGACCCGGCGAAGCTCGCCGCGATGGTCCAGGCGCGGATGCCGTTCTAGCTGCACCACCACAACTGAAAACACAACTGAATAGGAACCGCCGTGGCTCATACCTTCATCAAGCCGACCGTGATCGCTGCGGCGGCGCTCGGCCTGCTCCAGCGAGAGATCGTCCTGCCGAACCTCGTGTGGCGTGATGCCGCCTCGGATTTCGCGGGCGCCATGAACGACACTGTGGACATTCACGTACCGGCCCGCGCGAAGGCCCGGCGCATGGCGCTCCGCGACCGTAGTGCGCAGATCGTGACTGACGACCTGACCGAGACGAAGGTCAGCGTGTCGCTGCGCACGCACGTGTACCACGCGACCAGCGTGACCGACGAAGAGCTGACGCTTGACATTTCCGATTTCGGGGCTCAGATCCTCGCGCCGCAGATCAGGGCGATTGCCGAGGATGTCGAGGATCAGGTCGCTACCGAGATGGTCGGCGCCGCGTACCCGACCACGATTACCGTTCCGGCGACCGACCCCGAGGACGCGCTCACCGACGCCGCGACCGCCCTCGACAAGGCGAACGTTGACCTGACGCAGCGGTACGCGGTGCTCGGCGCCGACGTGTACAACAAGCTGCTCAAGTCCAAGGTTCTCAAGCAGGTCGACACGTCCGGCTCTGACGGGGTTCTGCGCCGCGCCCAGGTCGGCAACCTGGCTGGGTTCGAGATCTACAAGACCAACGCCATCCCCGCCAACGTGGGATTTTGCTTCCACCGAACCGCCTACACTCTGGCGCTGCGTGCCCCGGCCGTCCCGGATGGCGCCACCTTCGGCCAGTCCGAGTCGTACGCCGGGCTCGCCGTGCGCTGGCTGCGCGACTACGACGCCGCGTTCCTGCGCGACCGTAGCGTCGTGTCGATCTTCACCGGTACGGGCATCGTCGCCGACGGGCCGGACGGCGCCGACGCGGGCACCGCGCCCGACTTCGTGCGCGCCGTCAAGCTCACCCTGTAGGGGCCGCTGATGCTGCCCCCGCTGGCCGAGCTGCCCGCCGTCGAGGCCCGCCTCGCCCGCACCCTGGCCGGGCCGCAGCGCGCCCGCGCCCTGGCGCTGCTCGACGACGTGTCCACCGAGGTACGCCACACCACCGGGCGGGCGTGGGTCGGCCCCGACGGGCAGCTCGACCCCGGCCGTCCCGAGGTGCTCGCCGTCGTCACCGCCGCCGCGACCGTCCGCGCGCTGCGGAACCCGCAAGGCTTGTCGGCCGAGACGGTCGGGGACTACACCCGCCGTTGGGGCCGCGACGAGCAGGGCGGCGGCGTGTACCTCACCGAGCCTGAGCGCCGGATGCTGCGTGCCGCCGTCACCCCGACCGGCGGCATTGTCTCCGTGCCTGTGGTTCGCGACGACGTGCTCACCGACACGACCCGTTGGAAGGGCGACGGGTACGGCGGCGACCTGCTGCCGTGGGAGAGCTGGGCCGACTGGTGATCCTCCCGCACACCCTCACCCTGTTCTACTCCGTCCAAGCCGACGACCCGGACGGCAACCCGGTACGCCGACCCGGCGAGCACGGCGTCGAGGTGGCCGGGTTCGTGCAGCCCTTCCGCGCCCGCGAGACCGGCGACGGTACCGATGAGCTGTTCGCCGTCTACTTCGACGGTGAGGCCGCCCCGCCGGACGCGTGGTCGGCCGCGGTTTATGGCGGCACCCGCTTCGAGGTGTCCGGGCCGCCGCAGCGCTACGCCGACCCTGAGCAGACCGTCGCCTACTGGCGGGTGCTCCTGCGCCGGGCGAGGTGAGGGAGATGCCCAAGCCCAAGCGCGGGATAGAACGGCGCCTCGCCCGCCTGCCCGCCGTCAAAGCCGAGGTCCGCGCCGTCGCCGAGCAGGTACTCGACGCCGCTAGGACCCGCGCCCAGGCGCACAGCGACGACGGCACGTTCGCCGCCTCGCTGTACATCGGCAAAGGCAAGACCGACTTGCGCGTCGAGAGCGACGACCCGGGCGCCCAGGCGAAAGAGTTCGGGCACCTCGATCGCAAGTCGCGCCGCCCGGTACCCGGGATGCACGCCCTCGGTGGTGCTGCCGCAGACGTGGCCGGGGGTGCCTGATGCTCCCCGACGCCGAACGGCTCACCCTCGCCTACCTGCGCGCCCGCCCCGCCCTGACCGGCATCCGGTTCGGCACCGAGCGCCCGGCAGACCTATCCGGCCGCGTGCCCCTGGTCGTCATCGAGCGCATCGGCGGCACCGCCAGCGCGCCGAGCTGGCGCGGCGGGCTGCTCGTCGACCGGCCCGCGATGCACCTACAGGCATGGCACGGACCCAGCCGGGCCGACGCCCGGACCCTGCTGCTCCGGGCGCTGCATGAGCTGGCCCTCGCCCGCGCGGTCGTGCTCCCCGAGGGCGTGATCGTCCGTGCCGTAGTACTCGCCGGGCCGACCAGCGTGCCCGACCCGGGCGCACCCGAGCACCTGCACCGGCACACCGCAACCGTGCAGCTCACCACCCGATGACTTGACCCGTTCCCGCGCCGCCTGGCGCTCCCCTTCCCGAGGAGGTGAGCGCCCCCGATGGCGCTTTCTGACGACACCCTGATCATTCCCGGCGTCGGGTTCATCTACGACGCGCCGACCGGGACCGCCAAGCCCGCCAACCCGACTAGCCCCGCGAGCCCGTGGAACGACAACGGCCACACCTCCACCGATGGCCTGTCGATCACCTTCGAGATCAGCAAGACCGTCCGCCGCACGTGGCGGGCGCGTGCTGGTGTCCGGGTCTCCGTCGACGAGATCTCGCTCAAGCTGGGTTGGACGGCGCTCCAGTTCGACAACTCCAACCTTGCCCACTACTTCGGGGGCGGCGACATCAGCTCGCCAGGGACGTTCGGCGTGGTCAAGAACCCCGCGCCCGTTGAGCGAGCCCTATGGATTCGGCTAGTCGACGGGAGCAAGGAGATCGACTTTCACGTCGCCAAAGCGGCGATCGGCCCAGCGGGCGAGATGGGCGCCAACCCCGAGGACTTCGCCGCGATGCCCCTTGAGGCCGAGGTACTCGACCACGCCGCCGCCGCTCACCTCATGTCCCTGCTCGCCCCGAACCTCGGCACCCCCGCCGGGGGCTAGCCGCTGAATCACCCCGGGACGGGCGCACGCAGACCCGCCCGCCCCGGGGCTCTCCCTGGTCTGCCCACAACTTCATAGAGGACAGGTCTGCCATGACTGATCAGCTCGACGCCCTCGCCGCTGAGGCGAACCGCAAGCCCGGCGACCCGGTGCTCATCCACAAGGCGCACGGCCGCACGTGGGTGTTCGGCGAGATCGACGCCCGCCCCTCGCGGCTGCGCCGGTACGCCGCCCTCGCCGACCGCATGACCGGGCGCGGCGACCTCGACGCCGCCGAGGCAATCGAGGTCAGCGCGGTCGCCGAGGACATGCTCAGGTCCGCGCTCCCCGCCGCCGACCGCGACCGGTTCGACGACGCCCCGTTCAGCGGCTCAGACATCGCCCGCCTGATTGCCGACTACTTCGGTGCGCTGGGGGTGGGGCCGGGGGAATCTGTGGCCTCGCGCGGCTCGTCGCGGAACACCCGGGGCCGATCGAGGCAGACCTCGCGCCGCACACGCGGCTAGGCGACCTGTTCACCGGCCGCCTGTCGTGGCGGCGCCTGCTCGCCCTGGTGCGCGAGCTGCCTCCGACCTCCCGCCTCGCCGTCGCCCTGCGAGGCCCCGAGCACGACGGGTGGGGGGTGCCCGAGCACCTGCTCGCCGCGCTCATCGACGCCGTGCAAGCCAACACCCACGCCGTCGTACAGGTCAACAGCCGCAAGCGCGTCCGGCCGCCGAAACCCTTGCCGCGCCCCGGATCGAGCCCAGCGCGCCGCGTGGTGCGGGTGGCCGATCTCCCCGGAGCGCGCACCATCTGACCCGGCCCCGTGGCCCTGAACCCGGAAAGGGGGAGGGGTGGCGGACAAGAAGGCCCCCGGTGGTGTCGAAGCCAGCCGGGTCTACGTGCGGGTGCTCCCCAACGTCAGCGACTTCGCCAAGGCCCTCGACCGGTACCTCAAGCGCATCGAGGCCCGCACCGTTCTCAAGATCGGCACGGCCGTCGACCCGGTGCAGCTCGCCCGCGAGGTAGACCGCGCGGTGAAGCTGGCGAGCACCGGCCCCCGGGTCAACATCCGCACCACGTTCGACGTGGACGCCGGGCCGGTCGCCGCCGAGGCCAAGGCCGCCGCGACGGTCGCCGAGAAGGCGGGCCGGATCAAGCTTCCGGTCAGCCTCGACACGGCCAAGCTCAAGGCCGCCGTGACCAAGGCCGCCGCCCTGTTCGCCTCGGCAGCAAAGGCGGGCATTGCCGTGTCGGCGCTGGCCGGGATGGTGTCGCACGCCGCCGCCCTCGGCCCGGCCCTGGCTCCGGCGCTGGGCGCCCTGGCCGCACTGCCCGCCCTGGCCGCCGTCGCGGTCGCCGCTATCGCCCCCCTCAAGATCGCTTTCTCGGGTGTGGGGGACGCGCTCAAGGGCGACCCCGAGGCGTTGTCGAAACTCGCCCCGCCCGCCCGCGCGTTCGTCGGCGAGCTGCTCAAGGCCCGACCCGCCCTCGACGCCATCAAAGCGCGCGTCCAAAGTGGAGTGTTCGGGCCGATCTCTGAGGAAGTGCAGGGGCTCGTCAAGACCTGGCTTCCCCTGCTGTCGCGGTACCTGGCCGGGCTGGGCGACGAGTGGGGCATCGTCCTCGGCAACGCCGCGATCGGCGCGCAGTCGAGCGAGTTCATCGCCGGGATCACGGCCGCGCTGGAGGCCGCCCGCGAGTCGGTGCACGCCTGGGGCGCCGCCGCTATCCCGATCTTCAAGGCCGCCGGGCAGGTCATCGGTGCTTTCGCGCCCGCGATCGGCGGCGCCGGAATCGGGCTCGCTGATGCCGCCCGCCGGTTCGCCGAGTTCGTCAACGCCGCCGCCGAGAGCGGCAAGCTCGTCGAGTTCGTCTCGCGGGTCGGCGATACGCTGCGCTCGATCGGCGGCATCCTGCTCCAGCTCGGCGGGATCGTCGGCGCTGTCTTCTCCGCCGCCCAGTCCTCCGGCGGCGGGCTGCTCGGCACCCTGCAAACCGTCCTCACTGCCGTCAACGCGTTCTTGTCGGCGGGCGAGGGCAAGCAAGCCCTTCAAGACTTTTTCGCCTCCACGTCGGCGGTAGCGTCCGCGCTGCTGCCGGTGGTGCAGACCCTCGCCGCCGGGGTCGGCTCGGTGCTCGCGCCAGCCCTCGCCAGCGTGGCCCGGCTGCTCGGCCCGGGGCTGCAAGCCGCCGCGACAGCGATCGTCGGCATCGTCAAGTCCATTGTGGACTCCGGGGCGCTCGACGCCCTCGCGACCGGGCTGACCCAGGGGCTACAGGCCCTCGGCCCGAGCCTCCCGCCGATCGCCGCCGCCCTCGGCAAGATCGTCGTTGCCGCCGCGCCCCTGCTGCCCCTGATCGGCAAACTCGGAGCGGTGCTGGCCGGGGTGCTCTCGACGGCCCTCGTCGCCCTCGAACCTCTGCTCACCGCCCTCGTCGGGGCGATCACTTCATCGGGGCTCATCGATGTCATCTCGGAGATCGGCGCCGAGCTGGGGCCGGTCGTCTCCGAACTGGTCGCGGCGGTCATGCCGACCGTGCGGGCGCTGCTCCCGCTGCTCGGCCCGCTGGTCGCCGCCCTCGGCAAGATCCTCGTTATGGTGCTGGCGTTCCTGAAGCCAGTGCTACAGCTCGTCGGAATCTGGAACACCTTCGCCGCCGCCAAGATCCTTACCCCGATCGTCGAGGCCCTCGCGAAGGCGCTGGGCTGGATCGCGGAGAAGGCGGACGGGGCGGCGAAGGGCTTCCGGCTGCTCGGCCAGTGGATCGCCTCCCTCAACTTCGCCGCCGCCGCCGAGAAGTTCGACCAGCTCATCGGCAAGGTTCTGTCCTGGCTGGGCGGGCTGCCCGAGCGGGCGGTCGCGGCCATGTCGGGGCTCAATGCCCGGGTGCAAGCGTGGCTGCTCGGCGTGTTCGTCTCTTTCGGACAGTGGGTCTCAGACGGCGTGACCGGAGTCCTTTCGTGGTTCTGGTCGCTGCCGGGCCGCGCTATCGCCGCGCTGCTGTCGCTGCAAGAGCGCGGGCGGCAGTTCTTCGCTGAGACCTGGCTCAAGATCAACACGGCGGTTGCCGCTGGGGTCGAGCAGGCCGTCGCGTGGGTCCGGTCGCTGCCGGGCCGCGCCGTCGATGCACTGTCGTCGCTGGGCGAGAAGGTGCTCGGCGTGTTCCGGGGTGCTGGCTCCTGGCTGGTCAACGCCGGGCGCGACATCATCCAAGGCTTGATCAACGGCATTCAGCAGCAGGTCAGCAAGCTCAAGGCGAAGCTTGGCGAGATCACCGATCTGTTGCCGAGCTGGAAGGGGCCGCCCGCCGTAGACGCGCGCATCCTGGCGCCGTCCGGGCGGCTGATCATGCGTGGCCTGATCGACGGCATCACGGGCCAGGTGCCCGCGCTGCGCGCCGAGCTGCAAGGCGTCACGCGCGGGATCGAGCGCGAGTTCGCCCTCGGCGTGTCCCGCGCCGCCCCGGCCGCCGTCCCCCCGGTCACTCCGGGTGCGTACGGGCTGGGTGCTGCTGGGCCGGTTGAGCCGCTCGCCCCGGTCGTCAACCTCACGGCCGAGGTGCGCATCGGCGACGGGCCGGTCATCGACGCCGTAGAAACCGCCATCCGCCGCGACCCGGCGCGCGTGGCTCGTCACGTCCGCGCGGGTGAGCGCGACTTGAGCCGGAGGGGGTGAGCCCGTGCCGTTGTATGTGGGCCGCTGGGGCGGCGAGCTGATCGCCATGCCCGACCCGCTGCCCGGGGTGTCGGCGACGATGGAACGCCGTCACGGCGAGCACCAGCTCTTAGGCGGCGGGCGGGTGGTCGAGTTCGCCGGGGCCGGGCGCCGGTCGTACACGTTCCGGTGGGAGCGCCTCACCGATGACGAGTACGCCGCGCTGGAGCACTTCCACGCGGGCACGCACGGCCCCGGCCCCCTCGCCCTGGTCTCCACCGACACGGGCTGGAACTACCTCCCGGCGAACGTCGCGTCGGGCACGGACGCGCGCGGCGACACGACCGGGTGGTTCCCCCTGGGCGCGGGCGAAACTGTCGCGTCTGACCCGGCGCCGGACACGATCGCGGGCCGCCGGGTGCTCGCCTGGTCGCTGCCCGCCAACCCCGCCGGGCCGGACGCCGCGACGCTGGCGACCGCCGCCTCGGCGATCCCCGGCGGCACCCGGTACACGCTGACCGCGCACGCCCGCGCGTCGCGCCCGGTGACCCTCAGCCTCGGCGGTGACTGGGTGGGGAACATGGGGGCGGTGCTCGGCTCGTTCGCCGCCCCCGCGGTCGCCATCGGCGCCGCTGGCTGGACTCAGCTCACCGTCACCGCGACCGCCCCGGCGGGCACGCTCATCCGCGCTATGCCTCTCCTGCGCGCCACCCCCTCGACGGTTACCGCGCCGACGACGGTGTACCTCGACGCGCTGTCGGCGACGTACGACGGGCGCCCGGCTCCGGCGCTGTGGCGCCCCGGGCGCGGCGTGCCAATGGTCTCGCTCACCGAACTCACCGACGACTACCCCTGGTCAGACGTGCACGACTGCACAGCGACGTTCGTGGAGGTGGGCTGATGCTTCCCGCGAGCTATGAGCTTGCTTCCGCGATCGAGGCGCCGGAGCGGCAGCCCGTCGCCCGGGTCTCGATCGACTGGGACGGCGACGGGCACGACCAGGGCGACGACGTGTCGGCGCTGTGCGAGTCGATCAGCATCGAGCGTGTGCTCGCCGGGGAGCTGCCCGACGAGGTGCGGATCGTGGAGGGAACCGCCGCCGCGAGCCTGACCGTCGACCTCGGCGGCGGCGACCCGCTCGACGAGACCAAGCACGCCGCGTGGCTTTTCTCGTCCGCCTCGCCTGAGTCCCCGCTCGCAGGGCGTGAGCGCCTCGCCCGCCCGCTCGTCGCCGACATCGGCATGATGACCAGCACCGGCCCCGAAATGATCCGCCGGTTCACCGGCCTCACCCGTTCCCTGTCCGTTGACTCCGGCCGCCGGGCCGCCAGCGTGAGCGGGCTCGATTACCGCGAGCTGTTCAGGTTCAGCACGGCGCCGCTGGTGGTGTCCGAGCGCGCCGGGCCGAACGGGACGTGGATCATCGGCCGCACCGCTTATGAGGCGCGCACGGTGCGGGGCGGCAAGACGTACACGTTCGACGCCTCGCCTCGCCCCGTCGCGCCGGACGTGTTCATTCCTTGTTGGGGCTCGCTGGAACCGTTCACTCGCTCTGCCTTCGCGCTGTTGGTGTCAGCGCAACTGTCCGCCCCGGGGGCTCCGCAGCTTCCGGCCGCGACCTTCGTGCCGGGCCGCTACGTCCTGGCCGCCGACGCCCGCCCGGGGCCGGACTTCCGCGCGGTCGGCTGGACGCTGGGCATCGACGAGGGCGGCGGCCCTCGGGGCACGGTCACCTGGACCGGAGTCACGATCGGATTCTGGGCACGCCGTGTGCCGGGCGACCCGCCTTCGGCCATGACCGCCCGTGCCGGACATCAAAGCTTCGTGACCAACGGCGTCGACACTATGCCCCGGGGCACGGTGACACTTGGCGTCGGCCTCGACCACCGGCTCATGTTCAGCTACGCCTACAACCCGAACGGGTTCCCCGGCGACCCCGGCACCGTCACCACAGAGCGATTCGGGCCGACCCTGCCGGACGACGGAGCCTGGCACTACGTCGGGGTGCGCCTCGACAAGACGGCCGGAACAGTCGGCTTCAACCTCGACGGCGCGACCAGCTCGGCGACCTTCACGCCGGACGGACGGCCGATGCGCGCGGCCTCGGCGCTCATGTCGTACATGCCGATCAGCGACATCGCGCTGTGGCACCGAGGCGACGCACCCTGGCACCACGACCCGGCATTCACGCCGACCGCCCGCATCGACCCGTCCACATTGGATCTGGTGGGCATCCTCGACGGCACCCCGCGCGAGGCGTGGAAGCTGATACAGGAGATCGCTGCCGCCGAGCAAGCCTCGGCCTACTTCGACGAAGACGGCAAGTTCGTCTACCGCACCCGCCCCACCAGTGCCACGACGAGCACAGCCCGGACGCTGACCGCCGCCGACTCGCTGCTATCGCTCGCGGAGTCCGCCGACATCGACCGGGTACGCAACATCATCACCACCCGCTACCGCCCGGTGCGCCGCGACCCGGCTGAGGTGTACATCCTGCAAGCCCGCGACGTGATCACCGTCCCGGCGAACAGCTCTGTAGACGTGTGGTTCGCCTTCGACAAGCCCGTCTACACCACATTCAGCACGATCAACATGCGCACCCCGCCGCAGCCCGGCGACATCTGGTCCTACATCACGTGGAACACCGCCGCCAACGGCACCGGCACAGCGATCGACGACGACGCGCTACGCGCTCAAGTCCAGTGGGAGCCGACACGCTGCCGTATCCGGTTCATCAACGGCACCGCGACGACGCTGTACACGGCGAACAACACCAACGGCCCGACCATCGTGGTAGAGGGCAAGGTACTCGCGATCGGCCCCGAGGTCGAGGTCACCGTCAGCGACCCGGCATCCATCGCCGTGTACGGGCCGCAGCCCCTCACGATCGAGGCGACCCCGTGGACGCAGAGCGAGACCGTCGCCGCCCGCCTCGCTGCCGCTGTCCTCGGGGACCTGGCGTACCCGTCTCCAGTCCTCGCCGATTTCGAGATCGTCGGCGACCCGAGGCTCGCCCTCGGCGACCGGGTGCGCATCCAAGACCGCGACGGGCTCGCGCTGGACGGCTGGTACTGGATCGTCGGCATCCGCGACCGGTTCACCGCAACCGCCTACTCGCAGACCATCACCGCCCGCCAGGACGCCCCCGCCTTGTCGTGGGATGTCGCCGGGTGGGACAGCACAGCATGGGGGGACTGACCATCGCCACCTTCGAGCAACAGCAGCCCAGCGGCAGGGCACGCGCGAGTTTCATCAACGCCGTCACCGCCGAGGTAACCCGCCTCGGCAACGTCCACGAGGCGCCGTGGACGGCGTTCACGCCGGTACTGGTCGCTGCCCCCACCGCGCCGACCCTCGGCACTGGGGCGACCGTCACCGGCCGCTACCGCCAGGCCGGGAGCATCCTGCACGCCGAGATTCACATCGTGTTCGGCAGCTCTGGCGTCAACGCCGGATCGGGCTCGTACGTCCTGCTGCTGCCCCGGCCCGTCGCCGCCGGGGTGCGCGCGGTCGGAAGCCTCTTCCTGTCCCGTTCCGGCGGCGGCACCGTGCAGGCCGGAGTGTGCCGCGTGTCCGCCGGGCAGCTCGAACTGATCGCCGCGACGGCCAGGGTCACCCATGCCGTGCCGTGGGCGTGGGCAGCGGGCGACACGATCGCCGCGACCATCGCCTACCAGCCCGCTTAGCCCGGCAAAGAAAAGGTCCGGCACCCACGGGGGAAGGCGCCGGACACCTCCCGACCGTACCGCGCCCCGGCCATCCCGTCGCGTGCGCTTGCTCACCCCGTACGACAACTGAATACACAACTGAATAGGAGCATCACCCTTGGCTACCGTTGCCACTCCAGCCATGCTCGCGTTCGCCCGGAACTGGGAGAACGCCATCGCCTCGGCCGAGTTCTCCGGCATCGTCGGCGACCGCGCTCACGCCCGCACGGGCGGCTACCACATCTCCCGGGAAGACCAGCCGGGATGGAACTACAGCGTGCAGCTTCCCGAGGACAAGCGCGGCGCCTCGAACTGGGCGAGCGCCGTGGACATGTCGATGAACGCCGCCGACATGCGGCTCGTCACGTCCCGCCTGCTCGCCTCGGCGAAGGACCCGCACGACCCGCGCCTCGACCCGGTGCGCGAGTTCTTCGGCACGCTCGACGGCCGCACCGTCACCGGCTGGGACTGCTACCACGGCCGACCGTCCAGCTCGGACACCTCGCACCTGTGGCACGTCCACGTGAGTTTCCTGCGCCAGCACGCCGACAACGCCGCAGCGCTCGCCGCCGTCCTCGACGTGATCCTCGGCAAGCCCGCCACCGGCGCCCCGCCGACCCCGACGCCGCAGCCTCAGCCGAGCTACCCGGCGTGGCCGGGGCGGCACCTGTCCTACACCCCGGGCCGCGCCACGATGAACGGCCAGGATGTCCGCACCTGGCAGCAGCGCATGAGTGCCCGGGGCTGGTCGATCGGCGTAGACGGCTGGTATGGGCCGCAGTCGGCGAGCGTGTGCCGGGCGTTCCAGAGCGAGAAGTCGCTCGGCGTTGACGGCATCGTTGGCCCGATCACATGGGCAGCCGCGTGGACTGCCCCGGTGACCTGAGCACGCTAGCCCGGCGGGGGACACTGCTTGCCACCCTCGCCGGGGCTCTGGCCTCAGCCGCCCTGATCGCGGTCACCGTGACCCTTCCGGCACCGGCCGAACCGCCGGTCGCCTCGCTGCTGCTGTACCCGCCCACGGCGACCCCCTCGACCACGCCGCCCCCGTCGCCGCCCTGCATCGCCGAGGGCTGGGGGTGTGAGTGGTCGCCGCGGTTTCGTGCCGTCGCCGAGCTGGCCGCCCGCAGCCCCGGCACTCTCGGCCTGGTGCTCGTCGACCGGGTGACGGGGGCGACCTGGCAGACAGGGGCAACGGGCGAGCAGGTCTGGACCGGCAGCACGATCAAGCTCGCGCTCGTCGTGTACGCGCTCGGCGAGCACCGTGCCGGACGCCAGCAGCTCACCCCCGAGGCACGCGCCGACCTCGCCGCGATGCTCCACACCTCAGACGACGCCGCCGCCTCCCGCACCTGGCGCCGCTACGGCACAACCGCGATGCTGCCGACCTTCCGCAGCGCGTACGGGATGGCCGGGCTCACCATGTCCGGCAGTAACGGCGACTGGGGCGCACTCACCACGCGCACGACGGATCTCGCCGCGCTCATGGCCTACACCCTCGACCGCACGCACCCCGGCGACCGTGACTGGATCGCCGGGCAGATGCGCGCGGCCGGGGATGTGCAGCACTGGGGCGCGTGGTCTGCCGGGCCGGGCGCGGGAGTCAAAAACGGGTGGCTGGAAAACCGGTACGGCGGCACGTCGCACTGGTGTGTGTCCACTGTGGGGTTCTTCGGGGATGGCGCGCGGTACGTGATCGCGGCCATGTACCAGATGCCCGCCCCGGGCAGCCTCGACCACGGTGCCCGCGTGCTGTCGGACCTCGCCGCGCTGCTCGCCGGGCAGCCGACCCCGGCACCTGTCACCCCTCGACCCACCTAGGAGGAACCCGCACGTGCGCGCCGTCGACCTGGTGCTCACCCTGCTCGGCACCGGCACCGTCTCGACCCTGCTCGGCGCGCTCATCGGCCGCCGCGCCCGCTCCGCCGAGGTGACCCGGCTACTCGCCGAGGTCTCCCGCCTCTACGCCGAGCGCGACGCGCTGCGAGCCCAGGCAGCACAAGCCATCGCATCCGCCGCCGCCGTCGTCGCCGACGAGCTGCGAACCGAGCTGGCCCGCCTCAGTGACGAACTCGCCGACGCCCGAGCAGAGATCGCCCGGCTCCGGGCCGAAATCCACACCCTCACCAGCAAGGAGAACCGACCCTCATGAACCCGACCACCAACCCCGCCGGGCTCGGCGCCGCCGTGTCCCTCACCGTCAAGGCCGTCTTGATCGCGCTCGCCGCGCTCGGCGCCGTCCCGCTGTCCGAGGCGCAGGTCGCCGCCGTCGTGCTCGCCGTCGCGGCGGTTGCCGATCTCGCGGTGTACCTCGGCCTGATCCGGCCGCGCGTCACCCCGGTCGCTGACCCGAAGGACCGCGACGGCACGCCGCTTGTCCGGGCCGAGTGACGCACATCATCCACAAAGGACGCCCCGTCTCGCTGACCTGTATCAGGGTCGGCGGGGCGGGGCGCTTTTTCGTGCCTGGGGAACGGGTCGCGGGGCGGGAATCCACGCCGCCCCTTCCATTCACTTTGAGTCTGGTCTAGCCTGCACTCAGAAAGAACGGCCCCGGGTGGTGCGCTAACACCAGCCCGGAGCCTGACACCCGGAACCTCTGGAGTCCCGCATGTCTGCCGAGAAGGCTACCCCCCTCGCCGCGGTTTCTGTCCTGCGCTGGGTCTCGATGCTGGCGACCGCCGCGCTCGCCGCGAAAGGCGAGTTTGACCTCGCGCTCGTGATCGGGCTGCCCGTCGTCGCCGCCGTGCTGTTCCCGCTGGGCCTTGACGCCTACATGTGGGCCGCGATCATGCGGGGCCGCTCCCGCGACGTGGCCTGGGCGCTCGGGCTGGCGATCGTCGCCCAGGTCGCCGCCCACCTGGTGCACGCCGACTGGTCGCGGCCCGGCATGGTCGCGCTCACTGTTGTCGTGTCCGCCGTGCCGCCGCTGGTGTGCTGGCGCGTTCACCAGCTCGCCGAGCCCGAGCCGCAGCCCGAACCGGAACCCGAGCCCGTGCGCGAGCCGACGTTCGAGGAAGCCGTCGCCGAGCTGCTCGCCGAGCTGCCCCCGAAGGGCAAGCGAACCGCCGGGCAGACCTCGCGGTTCATGGCGAAGGTCGAGGCTCTCGCTCCCGGCATCAGTAACGCCCGGCTCGGCGAGCTGCTCGGAGTCAGCGCCGAGTACGTCGGCCGCATCGCCCGCACCGCCTAACCTCAGCCACCTCAGCCCGAAGGATCAACCATGAACGCCAAGCACACCGCCGCCGCCCCCGGCCGCATCCGGGTCAAGGTCTCCTACACGATCGAGGTCGACGCCGCAGACTGGGCGAAGACGTTCGGGCAGTACACCGACACCGGCCGCCCCGACCGCGCCGCGATCCGCGCCGACGTGCGCGAGTACTTCACCAACCTCGGGCGCGGCGCCGCGATCCACGACGAGGTGTCGGGCGAGATGATCGGCTGACCGGACGCAGAGACGCAGAAGGGCGGCCCCGCTACCGGGAGCCGCCCCGCGTTGTGGGTTGGGCGTTTCCGCCTACAGGGTGTCGAACTCGCCATCCTGTACGCCGAGCTTGAACGCGCTCCACTCGGCGGGGGTGTACCACTTCGGCTCACCCGCCGAGCCTTCCTTGGAGTCGCGCATTCCGATCATGCCGGTTTCAGGGTCGCGGGTGATGCATACGCAGTCCCCGCCGTTGTCGGCGCTGCGGCGAGGCTTGTGCCAGACCCGCCCGTCACCGAACTCTACGATGGTGTTGCTCAT